ATGTTGATGTTAGATACACACAAACAAATAACATAATGGTAGCAAGCTTTAGTTTAGCAGTAAATAGAAGATTTGCAAAAGAGGGGGAACAGCAAGCAGATTTTATAAATATAGTTGCTTGGAACAAAACAGCAGAGTTTTGTAGTAAATATTTTAAGAAAGGTCAACAAGTTGCAGTAGTTGGAAGAATACAAACAAGAAACTATGAAGATGAAAATAAAGTAAAACACTACATAACAGAAGTAATTGCAGAAGAAGTATATTTTGCAGATAGTAAGAAAGAAGGAACAACAGACACAACACAAACTCAAAATGAACTTGAGCCAATACAAGATGATGATGAACTTCCATTCTAGGAGGAGCTTATGGAATTTGAAAAATTATATATGTTTAACCCTTTTGCAATTCAAAATGCAGATAGTAAACAGATTGCAGATACATACGGTAGATTACAAAATGAGATAACAGAAAATGCAGATACAGGTTTTTTAATCTCTAAAAATATAGAAATATATGCGAATATGAATTACCTAATAGGAGAAATGATAGCACGATTACAGCAAGAATATGACACTTTAAAAACAGATATTTCAATAGCAGAAAATAAACAAGTATATATGCAAAGAAAACAATGGCAAGAAACACAGAAAGAAAAACCACCTGCAATGAGTTATTTTGAGGCAATGGCTAAAGAGTTTGTGAAAGAAGATAGCAAGAGATTAGCAGAATTAGGCTCTAGGCTGTTTAGATTTAAGAAGGCATATGAGAGTATAGATAGCAAACAGAATGCCCTAAAAAAGAAAATTGAGGCGATTAGGTATGAAATTTAATGTAGTAACAGACCTAAGTAATAGCTTCCACCCAGTACCCAAGACTGGACAGAAAAAGACAGAAAGTCCACTCAAAAGTGGACAGATTAAGAAGAAAAGCAACAAGTTAGCAAAATTAGAAAGAAACAGATTTAGCATAATAACAACAGATTTAGAACATTGTTATTTATGTGGCAATAAGAAACAAGAATTACATGAGCTTATAGAAGGAAAAAATAGGCAAGTTAGTATGAAATATGGATTAGTAATACCAATTTGTAGAAAATGCCACATTTTAGTAACAAATAATAGAACTTTACAAGAAAAATTGCATAAAGTTGCACAAAAAGAGTTTAAAAAGCACTATAAAACAGAAAACTTTGTGCAAATATTTAATGAAAATTATTTAGTTAAACAACAAGGGCTAGACAACAAAAACTAGCCCTTATATTTTACGAAAGGAGAAAGCATAATGAATTATATTAAACAAGTGAATACATTTTTTGAATTACTACCAGTAAATCTTCTAAGTGCCAATGCTCAATGTTTATACTTTAATTTGTTAAATATAAATAATAAATGTAATTGGTTAGATACATTTACCGTAGCAAATTCGATATTGATGGGATTTACTAGTCTTAATAAACAAGCATTATATAGAGCCAGAAATGAATTAGTACAAAAAAATTTAATAGAGTTCCAAAAAGGAATTAATCAAAATCAAGCTGGAAAATATAGAATTGTTGAATTTGTTACGGCAGATGATACACCAAACGATACGACAAGTGATACACCAAACGATACACCAAACGATACGGCAGACGATACTATTAATAAACTAAATAAAACAAAAGAATATATCGACCATTTTGAAATTATTTGGAACATTTACCCTAACAAACAAGGTAAAGCTAAAGCATTAGAATTTTACTTAAAGTGGATTAAAGGTAGAAAACTAACAGGCACTATCAAAAAATTAACAGATAGGCAAATGTATTATGCAGTACAAAAATACAAAAAAGAATGTGAAACAAGTAAAAAGGAAATTGAATATATTAAGCATGGAGACACATTTTTTAATAAAGCTATACTTGATTATGTGGAGGAAAGTGATGAATAAATTTCAGGAAGTTAAAAGTATTTTAAAAAATGAAGAAGTAGTGCAAAAATATTTAGGATTACCAGAAAAAAGGACCTCTAGTGGCAGTTGGTATAAAAGTCCGTTTAGGAAGGAAAAAACAGCTAGTTTCTTAGTTTCAAGCAAGGGAATACATGATTTTGGAGATAGTGAAAATTATGACATTATAAGCTTTGTTGAAAAATATTTTACAACAACACCAAAAGAAGCTCTACAAATACTTTGTAATGATTTTAATTTAAAACTGGGTAATGAGTATGAAACGAGAGAAATACTTGAAAGATTAAAAAAGAAACGAGAAGAAGAAAAGCTAATTAGAGAAAAAGTAAATAACTGGTACAATAAAGAAATGCAGAGAATTAGCAATGAATTGATTGACATTAGAAGATGTATAGTAGTTTGTAGAAAAAAAATAAATTTTGACACATTAGCAATTCTATACGATGAAAAAACTAAACTAGAACTGGATTTTGAGGAATTATTTAGTGCAAGAACAGAAGAAGAAAAAACAAAAATGTATTTATTAAGCATTTAAGGAGGGGAGAAAATGACAGAAGAAGAAAAAGTAAAAATATTAGGAAAACCAGTAATACCAGAGCTATATTATAGACTAGATGATTATAGATATACAGACCAACCAAAAGATAGGGTATTATCTGGGATATGGCATTTAGACTATCTTACAAAGGGTTTTGAAATGGGTTGTATAACAATTTGGACAGGCTTTACAAATGCAGGGAAAACAACAGTAATGACAATGTTAGCAAAACAAACAATAGAGCAACGGAGAAAGAATATTTTTCTTTAATGGAGAACAGACAAAAGAAGATTTTAAAAACAATTTATATCTACAATTTGTACAGCCTAAAGATATTATTTCAAAACAATTTAAAAATAGTTGTGTGTTTGATATGTTTGTAAAACCAGAAAAAGCAATAGAACTTGGAAAACAATATGACAATAAAATATATATTTACAACAATGAAGCTAAAAGAAATATAGACACTTTACTATATGCAATGGAAGAAATAAGGAAAACACAGAAAATAAGAGTATTCTTTTTAGACAACTTTATGCAGATAGATATTAATAGCGAAAATTTATACCAAGAGCAGACAAATATAATGGAAAAATTAAGAACATTTGCAGTAAACAAAAAAGTACATATACATTTGGTTGTACATCCAAGAAAAACAGAAAGATTTCAAACAAGATTAAATTTATATGATGTTGCAGGAAGCTCAAACATAGTCAATAAAGCTTACAATATTGTATCAATCTTGAGGGTGGATAATATGCAAGAAGGTACACCAGATTTTGAAAAACTAGAAAAAGAACTCTTGAAAAGTAATTATGACATAAAGAATGTTAGCACGGTTCTGGAAGTCTTAAAAACAAAGGGAAATGGCTGTGGATTAGTTGGGTTAAAGTTTAAGCAGGAAAATAGGACTTATGAAGAAGCTCCAACATTGCCAAAAGAGATGGCTGAAAAAATGAAAAACAACAAAGGAGGAGAACAATGTCCGTTTTAAATGAAAAAGCAATATATGAGTTAAAGTGGAATTATAATAATAATTTAATAAGATTTTACAATGGTTGTAAATATTTAGAAAACAACCGAGATAAAATAGACAAATACATAAATGAAATATTGGACATAAAGAACAATATTGAAGTGTTGCTTGAAGAAATACAAAAACATGAAAAGGTTACAGAAAAAGAAATTTTAGGAGGATTTGATATATGTTGAATAGAAACAAAAAGATAATTGTTTATTTAGCCTTTGCAAAAACAAAATTGAATCCGAATTGTGAAGCACATAAAGGGGCGATAAATGAAATAGACCAAATCTTAAAAGAATTAAAAGAGGAGGAAAAAACAAATGAAAACGACACAAAAAGATAGAATAATAAATTACATTAGGCAATTTGGCAGTATTTCTAGCTGGGAAGCATACTCAGATTTAGGAATAACACAGCTAGGAGCAAGAATAGACCAACTAAAAAAAGAGGGCTACGAGTTTAAGACTGAATGGGAAAGCAATACAAACAGATTTGGAGAAAAGACAGATTATAAAAGATATTATTTAGCAGATATGGTTTCAGAGAATATGGAACATATACCCAAAATAGATTAGGAGGAAGAATAACAAGTGAGAGTAGATATATATAACACAGATAAGAAATATAACATTATTTATGCAGATCCACCATGGGCATACAAAGATAAAAGAACAGACAGTAAGATTTCAGGAGGGGCAACAAGTCATTACAATACAATGAAAACAAGCGAATTAGAAGAAATGGCACAAACGATACAAAAAATATCAGCAGAAGATTGTATGTTATTTATGTGGGCAACATTTCCAAATTTAATAGAGGCATTAAAAACTATAAAAGCATGGGGATTTACATATAAAACATTAGGATTTAGTTGGATAAAAACAAATAAAAAAAATGGAAAACCTTTTTTCGGAATAGGATATTACACAAAATCGAATTGTGAAGTATGTTTATTGGCGATAAAAGGAAAACCAAGTAATTTGAAAGTTAGCAATTATGTTAGCAGTTGCATTATATCAGAAAAAAGAGAACATAGTAGAAAACCAGACGAAGCAAGAGATAGAATCACAAAATTAGTAGGACAAGTTCCTAAAATAGAACTATTTGCAAGACAATATGTAGAAGGCTGGGATTGCTGGGGAAATGAAGTATGACTTGTAAAGAAGCAATAGAAAAGAAATTATGTCTTGGCTGTATGAGAGTAGAGTTAGAAAATCCAAATGCAGATAACTGCAAATATAGGGAACAGTCAGGATTAGATTTGTGTAAGCAAATACTTGAAGGAAAACAATTAAAAATAAATATGTAGGAGGTACGAATGAAATTTGAAATAATAGGGAAACCAATTGGAAAAGGAAGACCAAGATTAGGAAAATATGGAACATATACACCGACTAAAACAGCAAATTATGAGACACTAGTAAAATGGACTTTTGCAAATGAATTTAAAAATTTTAAACCAATTGAGGGAGCAGTAAAAGCTAAAATAACCGCAGTATTTACAGTTCCAAAATCTTATAGCAAAAAGAAAAGAGCTGAAGCATTAACAAGAATTGATTATACACATAAACCAGACTGCGATAATATTGCAAAAATAATTTTAGACAGTTTAAATGGGTTAGCATACATAGACGACAGTCAAGTATCGTGTTTATTAGTATTTAAAAATTATGGAGAACAAGAAAAGGTTATCGTTGAATTAGAAAAAATAGGAGGGTAAACAATGGATTTAAAAAAAACAATTATAATACAAAGAGTAATAATATTATTAGCATTTATAACATGTGTAACAGCAACATTATGTAATTATAGACAAGATTTAGAAATAGTTAGATTAGTAAAAGAAAATGAAAAGTTAAGTAAATGTATAGAATATCAAAAGTCTGTAATAGCAGATTTGGAAGAAAATTGTAGAGATTTATACATAAAAAATGAAAAATTGAAGGGAATAAATTAATATAAGGCTAGATTAATTCTAGCCTAGAAAGGAAAAATGATGGAAGAGATTAAAGAAGGAGAGTATGTGAGAACAAACAATAAAGGAATTAAAAGAATTGACAGAATAGACAACAATAAAACAGTGAATAAATATTTATATTTTACAGGAATAGAAGATTTTGAAGGAAAGGAATATAAGATAATTAAAACAACAGAAATAGTAAAACATAGCAAACAACTAATAGACTTAATAGAAGAAGGGGACTATGTAAATGGAGAATTAATAACAGATAAATGGGATACAAGAATATCAAGTATTAGAAGTAATTTTAGTTCAGAAGGCATAAAAACAATACTAACAAAAGAAAGTTATATGGCTAATTGCTATAAAGTAGGAGGAGAAGAATGTTAATATTACCAATAAAAAAACGATGGTTTGAAATGATAAAAAGTGGCGAGAAAAAGGAAGAATACAGAGAAATAAAGCCATATTATAAAACGAGATTTTATAATGCTATAAAAAAAGAATTAGATAAAGAAACATTTGCACAACAAGTAACGGCATTTATTTTGTATAACAATACTGTAATGTTAGATGTTATCTTTAGAAATGGTTATAGTAAAAATAGTCCACAAGTAAAGTGTAAATGTATATTTAAAGGAAAAGGTACAGGCAAGCCAGAATGGGGAGCAGAGCCTAATAAAGAATATTACATATTAGAAATATTAGAGATAGGAGGAGGAGAATAGATATGCTAAAAATAAACCCAGAAAAAGATGAAGAAGATTTATTTTGGGAAGAATTTATACAAGAGCAAGAAAGACTAAATAGAGAAGAAGAGATAATGAAAAATTTGGAGGAGTAAATAAGATATGAGTAATATAGAATATGTAGCTAAAAGAATTAAAGAGATATATAAAGAAGCAGAAACAAAAATTGAAGAACGTGAATGTGCGTATATGCTTACAGTTATTCTTAATAATAGAAAAGAAGAATTTATAATAAATAAATATTTTGAAAGCGTTGGAGCAGTAATAAATTATATTTGCAAAGAATTAGAGAGGAGTAAATAAAATATGTTTTTAGAACAAAAAGCGAGAGAAAAAATAAAGAAAATTGGCAAAGAAAAACTTGAAGAGGCATTTATTGAAACATACAAAGAAATAGCCAAGGAATTAGATAAAACATGGGAACACTACAAAGAATTTGAAAATAAAGATGTGATATATTTAGCAGAAACAGAGAAAACAAAACACGAATGTTATGAAAAAGTACTTATGATTTTTGAACAAAATTTAAATATAAGGAGTGATATATAGTGAAAACAGCTTGCCAAAATAGGAAAAATAATATTCTCATATCTAAATGATAGTAATCATCAAGTTATGGGGTTTGGTAACAAAGAACTACAAGCAATAAATAAAAAATGTCAAGAATGGGGGTGGATAAAATGAAAGTAAAAGATATTCCAAATGGAGCAATTTTATGGAACGGTTATAATATTTTAGGAATAAAAGGAAATACATTAGAAGCAAAATATGGAGATAAATATTATGATTATGACTGCATACAGGAAAGTGGAAATTTTATTGATTTTTCATTAATAAAAAGATAAAGGAAAGTGTTTTAAATGAAAAAACTAATACAAACAATAAAACTTAGAAGGCTAAAAACAGAAGTAAATAAGGAATGTATAGAAAAAATGTGTGAAGGCGACTATCTTGTTTGGTTTAAAGATAATAGTTGTAAAGAATGTTATACTAAAGATGATTTAATTAGACTACTAGAGAAAGACCACATAAAGCCAATAAGGTATATTTTTAATATGTCAGATAGAATTGTAGTAGATAGAGATATACATATAAATATCGAGGAGGTATTTTAAGTGAAAGAAAAAATAAAAAGAATAATAGAAAAAATTAAAGATATATTTAGTTTACATTGCCCTGAATGTGGTGGAAGAATGAAAAGTGAATTTTTAGATATGGAAATAGACCACATTGTATACAAGTGCAAAAAATGTGGAAAGGAATGGTTATAATGCAATTATTTGAAGATTTAATAAAATGCAAAGACTGTATGAATAATATAAACAATAAATGCTTTTTGTATCCAGGGAAAGATGTGAATGAAGAAGATACAGGTTGTTATGTAGGAATAGATAAATATAATAAACAAAAGATTGTAGGGGGAGTTTTAAGTGAAAGAAAATAGTATAAAAGATATAATCGAAGAAAAATATACAAGATACTTAAATTGTGAAACAGATATTATAGAATTAACACTAGAAGAAGCGAAATTCATCTTAGAAACGGGTGAACGAAGAAATTATGTAACAAGTATATTACAAGAGGCGGGCAAAGTACTTTTATCAGATTATAAAAGAGTATTAAAAGAGAATGAAGAATTAACAATAAGCAATAAAGAAATAGACAAAGAATGTAGTAGATTAGAGAAAAAAGAAGCTGAATTAATTAATGAAAATGAACATTATACAGATTTAATATATGCATTAAAAACTTATTATGACATTACAGAAGAAGATTTAGAAAAATGTATGAAAAATGATAGATGAGAGGTGAGGAATAAATGAACGAGGAAGAAAAGAAAGCTGTTTGTGAATTAAAAAATTATATTACTAAAAGGAAAAGAAGTTATACGAAATTAGATAGACACGACAAAGCTATAAATAATCTATTGAACCTTATAGTCAACCTACAAAAAGAAAATACAGAGTTTGAGAAACTTAGTAAAGATTGTAGTTATTCAGTAGATATAGTAAGAGAAAATACAAGATTAAGAAGACAGGTATTTGATTTAGAGCTAGAAAAAGAACAAAAAGGAGCAGACTACACAACAGTCTATTTAAAAGGTGTTTACGATGAGAAAGAAAGATGGGAGTTAAAAGTAAAAAGCAATATTAAAAAATATAGAAAATTAGCTGATGAAACCTATAAAATTTTTCGAGAATCGAATAGCAAAGACAGAGATTCGCATGATGCAGGGTTATATTTTGATGGGCATGTATCAGCCTTAGAAGAAATTATATGAAGGGAGGTAACAGAATGAATGAAAAAGAAGCACAAAAAGTATTAGATGAGCTACAAGGAGTAAGACCAGAAATGCTAAATAAAAAAGCCAAAAGACTATTTGAAGCAATTATGAAGATAGCAGATGAAAGAGATGAATTAAGAGAAACAGTTGAGCGACAAAACTTAGAGATAATATCGCAAAAACAAGTACATGATTACGATCTAAAAATGATTGACGATGTAAAAGGAAATGCAGTTAAATTATACAAAGAGCTAGAAGAAAGAGACCAGATAATAAATGCAATGGCAGAGTATATTTCAAAAAAAGAAATTCTTGTAGACAAGCATTGTTATGTACTTACTGCAGAAGCAGTAAAACAATGGTTTGAAAAACAAATAAAATAACGGAGGTAAATACATGTGTACTTTAATAGAAACTAGAATATTAAATGCACTAGAGAACAACAAATGTAGCTACGCAAATATGTGTAAATATTTTACAAAAGAAACATTAAGAGTAAATATATGCAGATTAAGGAAAAAAGGCTTTAAAATCAAACCTGTGGAAAATTGGGGGTATATTAAGGAGGAAAACGAATGACAATAGATTTTGAAAAGCATAGAATTAGTGCTGATGGAAAAAGAATTTACTTAACCAAAAGAGAAAGCAAAATTTTAGAACTATTGTATAGCAATAAAGACAAGGTAATAAAATATGATGAAATATCAGAAAAAATTTATGAGGTACCATTTGATAAATGTATTGCAAATAGTCTTAAGAATCAAATATGCAAATTAAAAAGAAAGATAGATAAATATATTACTATACAAAACATACAAGGGACAGGCTATTTAATAGAAGATGAAGGAATAACAGAAAATATAGAAGAAAAAAGTAATGATTCATTTTCTTTTCGCAATGTAGAAAATATTTTGCCATTCTAGGAGGCTAATATGAATTTTAGAGAAACAATAAGAACAGGGGTAAAAACGTTTAAAGATAAAGAATTGTTCCTATATGGGCGTATAAGGGCAAGACATAAAGCAGTAGCATACTGCGTATTACATAAATGTTATTTAGAACCTAGAGACATAAAAGAAAAACAATGCAATAAGAAAAGATGTAAATACAAAGAGGAGGTATAGTAAGGAGTAGAGGAGAAATTCCAGAAAAAAGAAAAAAACAAGAAAAGCAAGAACAATTAGTAAAAGCTGGAGCAAATCAAATAATGGAAGAGTTCAAAAACAATTTACCAGAATATATGGAGTGTAGACTACAAGCACTAACACAAGAAATAAGTTTAAAGGAAGAAGTAAAAGGTTTAAGTAGCATTGAAATAAACGAACTATTAAGACCACATAATTTAATAGGGAGACAATTAAAATACACAGCAGAACAAATGCAAATAGTGTTTGATTATTATAGAGAGGCACTAGTAACAATTAATCAAAAATTCAAATATCCACCAACTAAAGAAAATTTCTGTGCATTCGCTGGCATATCGACTGTTACATATAATCAATATTTGATTTCTCCAGATGAAGCCAAACAAGAAGTAATGCTAATGATAGATGACTACATAAGAGAGAACATGCTAACATCAGCACAGTTAGGAGAAACCAAGGAAATAACAACAATATTTAGAGGAAAGACAGCACATGGGTTAGTAGAAGCTTCAGCTCCAATAGTTATAGAACATAAAAGTGAAACAGATATATCAAAAATAAATTCAATGATAGAAGCCATAAAGGCTGGAAAAAGTTTAAAGACAATAGAATTAAGTAAAAAAGATTATAAAGTAGAGGGAGAGTAAATATGTTAAAAGAATACCATAAAATAGAAACTCTTTTTGAAAGAGATGAAAAAACAAAAAAGTTAGTTGAAGGGAAATACAGAAATGAAGCAATAAAATATTTAAAAGATAATAAATGGCAATTTACTGAAAAAATAGATGGGACAAATATAAGAATATATTGGGATGGACACAAAGTAAGTTTTTTCGGAAGAACAGATAAAGCACAAATACCAGCAGAGCTAACAAACAGATTAATAGAATTATTTGGAGGGGAAACAAATGAGCAATTATTTGAGCAAAAGTTTGGAGAAACAGAAGTGATTTTATTCGGAGAAGGTTATGGAGAAAAAATACAAAATGGAGGATTATACAGAAAAGGACAAGATTTCATCTTGTTTGATGTGATGATAGCAGATAATTACCAATCAAGAGAAAGTGTAGAAGATATAGCAAAATACTTTGGGATAGACATAGTAGCAATAATACTAGAAGGAACACTACAAGAAGCAGTTAATTATGTAAAGAGTAAACCGAAGTCTAGTATAGGCATAGCAGATAGTGAAGGGGTAGTAGGTAGACCAGTTATAGAATTACAAGACAGGTGTGGAAAAAGAATCATAGTAAAGATTAAAGTAAGAGATTTTGATTAAGAAAACATTTGGAAAAAGATTTTGACTGGAAAAAGATTTCATATCAGAAAATTTTGACAAGGCACTGGAAAAAGATTTTAGGTTGAGTTTTTTTGAAGGTGCTTGCAAAAGATTTTGACTTTAATATTATTGCTAAAATAACAATAATACAGGAGTGAAAGGCGAAATATTTTACAAGATTTTACAAATATAAAGAAACGAAGTAAATCAACGAAAATATTGAAAAATTAAAGAAAAACGAGCCACGAGAATTGATTTTAAACTGTTTATTTTTACAATTAATATAACTTATCGTCTAGCATATAAAACGACTTAAAATAGCAATAAATGAACCGTAAAAGAAATACAAAAAAAGAAGCTTTTCATAGCTTCTTTTTAATTCATTGCACACCCTAATATCACTAAAAAGATTATAATTGCTAATATAATACAAGCAATGAAAGCAAATTTTATTAATAAGCCAATTAAAATACAAATAAAAACTATACTCATAACAATTTTAAATGCTGTTAAGTTGCTTATCTCTTCTTGTTTTTTAGATTCTTCTTTAATTTGTTGGAATTTAACATATTGTAAATGGTTCTTCCATTTATTGCAAACTTCCTTTAATGTTTTATCATAAATTTTATCGATATAGTCTTGTTGCGTAACAGTTTCTCCAAACATTTTTATATATTGGTTCCTTGTTTCTACATTGTAAAATTGAGTAGCTAGAATATTTAACTCTAATTCATTTTTAAGATTTGCTTTCTCAAAAACTCTATCGAACGAATTTTTAACATCATGGTAGCAAGCAATTTTCAAGTCTTTTTCATATTGCTTTCGCTCTTTTTCTTGTTCTTTTTTTTGTTCTATTTTTGCAATTTCTTTTAAATTTTCTTGCTCTTTTCGTTCTTTTGCTTTTTGTTTACTTTCCATAATATATAACCTTTCATTATAAGTCATAATATTTTACCTCCTTATTTTATCATTTTTTTAAAAATATTACAAGTAAAATCAACAGTTTGTAACTCTTTTTCTTTTTTCTCTGCTGTGTATTCTTCAATTTTCTTGTCTAAGTTTTCCAAAATATAGTTTATTTGGGCATCTGTTAATTTGTTATTTTTAGCTTGTGTAAAAATAAATGTGTTCATGCTTCTTTTTCCACTTAACTTATATTTTAAAAATGCAAGTCTAATAATCTCTAATATATCCATTTTTACCACTCCTATTTTTTAAAATTTACTTGACAAGTAAGAAATTTTATTATATTATTTATTTGTTGTTTAAGATGTAGCTTTCATAATTCATTTTTGTGATTGCTATATCATTATTTTTTGCATATTCTACAAAATGTGCGTATCTTTCTAATTTCGTATTGTTATAATTGCTCATAATTTGCATATATTTAATTGCTAAAATTAAAAATATTATTATTAAAATATTTCTTTTTATTTTTTTATAATTTAGTTTTATTTTCATTTTAAAAATTCCTTTCTTTTGTGATTTTTCTTACTTGTCAATCGCCCGTTTTAGGTCGCTAGCTCAACCTTTTATTTTATAGTTCTACAAATGCTAGTTTTGAAATTTTTGACAAAATTTTAATTCTGTTTTGTTTTGTATCTTCCAAAACCCAATTAAAATTTACTTTTCGATTGTTGTCTTGTGGGTTATATTTCCCCCAGCATTGCCCTTTTTCATCTGTTGCAAATACTTCAACGTGTACCCAGCTGTTTAAATTGTTGTTGATCCATTTTCTCTTTTTCCATTCTTTAGCAATGGAACTATTTCCATCACAATGCCCCAATTCAACTATTATTCTTTCATTTTTAGAATTTAATTCTTTAAATGTGTACCTTGTCCTTACTCCTTTATATGTCCCCATTTCTTCAATTTTTAATAAATGCACTTTTACCATAATAAAAACCACCTTTCTATTTTTCTTAAAAGGTGGTTGATTTTTTCTATATTTTATGCTATATTAAATATAGAAACACCTTTCGAGGTTTTCAGGAACTGATATAGTGTTGTAGTTTCTCAGGCTTTCACACTGTATCAGTTTTTTTTATTTTCATTCTATTAGTTATCTTATATAATCATATATTGTGTATGTGTTTTCCCCTGTTTCTTCGTTATAGTCTTCAGTGTAAAGAATATTATTCCTATTTTCTGTCCCATCCTCATACACCCAAATTTCTTGTAAATCTTCATGGAAAGGAATTGTATTAGGCTTTCCGACATAAGAATCTCCTTCAAACTCACATTTCACATTTTCTATATAATCATTAAACTCTTGTTGTGTTAAATTTTCCTCCACAATTAACATTTCCTCTGCTTCAAATTTTCTTGTTTCCATAATAAAAACCACCTTTCTAATTTATTTATATTACTACTAATTAAATTAATTTTTCATGTTTTCTAAATAGTCTAAGTATGCAGATATTGTCGTGTGTTCTTCATCTTCACTTTGCCCACTTAATCTAGCACTGTCTTGTAATGCTTCTAAAAGTTGCCAAGTGTATTTTAAACCAAGTGCTTGCATCCTCTCAAATTCTTCTTGTGTCATCATTTTTTCAAGTTGTTCTGCATCCATATTTAAAATTTCTTTAACTTTCATAATAAAAACCTCCTAGAGTGCCAACCATCTCGGTTTGGTCTTATCTCTTAACTTGTATATATTATATCATAGTATATAGATACTGTCAATACTTTTTTACAAGTTTTTTTAATTTTTTTTCAAATATTTTTCCATACTTTCTTTTAGCCAATCTGTAAATTTTATTTTGTTTTTTTCAAGCTTTTCATCGAACGGATTTGCGATAAAAAGCGGAATATAAGTATTGTATTGCCTGTGCGTTTTTAGTCTATTTTTTCGTTTTTCACTCGGCGTTAAAGCCATATTAAAACCCCCTTCCTTAATACTTCTATATTATACCATAGTATATAGACACTTGTCAACGCTTTTTGTTAAACTTTTATTTTTTATTTGCTATTTTTTTTTAATTCAGTATTTATTTGTTCTAGTACTGCTAAAATATCACAGAACAAATACATTATTGCAACAAATAAAATTCCGCTTATAACACCAGCAAACAAATAAATAATATTTTGCAAATAAATACTTAAAACCAACCCCGTGAATGCTTGCATTACTCCCAACACTGTAATGCGGTTTTTATTTTTAATATACATATTACAACACCCCTTTATTTTTAATTTGTTATTATTATATAGCATATTAAAATATATTACAACTTTTCTGTTTTTAGCTGTTTTTAATCTCTAAGGTGTAAAGGTACACAAAGTATGTAAAGTTATGTAACCTTACGCAGTTTTTATTTTTAGTCAAAAATACAACAATTATCTTTTACAAAAACACTTAAATTTGTGAAAACACAGCAATATCAAGCATTTACAGGAACGAAGGAGAGTTTGAAACTTTGCGCGTAACGCTAATTTTGTGCAATGTTTAAAATAAAAGGGTACCCTGCCCCTATAATTCAGACAGGTGTAGGTGTCAAGTTACCTCCTCAAAAATTCCCAGTTACTAAAAAGGTCTATTTTAGTAACCTTCGTGTAACCTTTCTCGAAAACATATTGACAAATGAATTATAATTGATAAAATATAGGTAAATATAATCTAGCTAGGTTATTGAGTAGGCAGTAGAATCTGTCTGCTTGATAACCATTTTTTTACCCCTAAATATTTGAATTATAGAAATAAGAGGACTGAAACTTGAAAAAATGAGTTTGAGACTTAGGGAGAGTAAGGAAATATAGAATTAGAACATATATCAAAAATGATATATGAAACGGGGTTATATATATCAAATTTGATATATGTTAGGAGAGATTTTATCAGGAACTATGTAGAACTTAATGAGGGAGATAGAATTTTAAGAAAAAAGTCAATAGATTATTTAAAAAATACAGATGAATTACAAAAAACGGAGATGTATGTAAAATTTTTTCTAAAATCAGCAAGCGTGTTGGCAAGAGAGAAGCTATCTTCAGCAGAAATGTCAGTATGCTTAGAAATGTTGCAGTGTATCAGGTACGATACTGGGTATTTAGCTTTTGACAATGGTATTAAATTGACTTTAGATGATATAAAAAGAAAATGCGACTTTGTTTCTGGCATAAGTGTTGCAAGAGCAGTAGAGGAATTAGTAAGCAAAAAGATATTTGCTAAGGTAAAAACAGGCAAAGAAAACAATTATTTGGTGAATCCATACATTTTTATGAGAGGTGCTAGGGTAAATAGGACTTTATCAAAGACATTTGAGTACAGTAGATGGGCTAGACTTTATAATTAAAGGAGATTTTATGGACAATGAAGAAGATTACATGGAATTATACAAATTATTAGCAAAACTTAAATTTAATCTTGTTAAGCAAAGCACACATTGTTTTGGCAATAAAAACATGGTTCAACACCTTGAAGAAGAAATATCAAAGATTGATAAGCTTTTATGTGATATTCCAATATTGATAAAAGGAGAATAATATGTACCAACCAAAAGGAAAAGAAACAAGCGAAGGGCTAATTCCACCAGATTGTAACAGCAGTGTATATTCTTATCAAGAAATTATATTCAAACAATTTGTTAAAAAAAATGATGAAGATACAAAAAGAGCATTAATAGACTATGCTAAGAAGTACGTAGAGACTAAAAACAAGCATGTTAGATTTCTATTTTTGGACCAAGACATAGCAGAAGAAATTATAAATTTAGGAATAAAAGAATATTTAAGGAGGAGAGAATGTTTAAAAAAATAGGAAATTTAATTGGAATAGCAACAGGAGGAACATTAGTAATATTGTTTATAATACTTGGCGTTATGTTTGGCTTGGCATTGTCAGGTTTAGTATTCTGGGGCATAGGAGCATTAATAGCATGGGCATTTAAAATAGGCTTTGTATGGACATACTGGCACGGATTATGCACAGCAATAGTGGTAAGTGTATTAAGTAATATATTTGGAGGTAAAAACAATGAATGATAGAGCAAAATTTGTAGAAGTAAGTAAAGAACAACAAGATAGAATAGACCTAATTAGAAGTTCATTTTCTAATATGTATGATGTGATAGACCATAATTGCAAACCTAGTAGAGAAACATCACTTGTACTAACAAAATTAGAAGAAGCTCAATTCTGGGCAATAAAAGGAATAACAAGGGAGGGTGTATAAATGAAAATAATGATTAGTCAACCGATGAAAGGTAAAACTGAAGAGCAAATTAGAACTGAAAGAGCAGAATTAGTAAAGAAATTAACAGAAAAGGGACACGAAGTAGTAGATACAATATTTGCAGAAGAAGCACCAAAAGATTGTGATACAGCATTATATTATTTATCAAAATCTATTGAATCAATAGGTAAAGTTGATGCAGTATTGTTTATGAGTGGATGGCAAAATGCAAGAGGTTGTAGAATAGAACATCAAATAGCAATAGAATACGGAAAATGGGTAATGGAGGTTCAGTAATATGGGAAGCAAAGAATTTATTGAAAAGTGTAAAGAAATAGTGAAGGAATATGCAAGAGAGCATTTAGATAAGAGTGATAATATTCCAGAGTTTGAGGTATTTGATGTTTGGTATTGTAAAACATTACAAAACCATAAAGCATTATTAAGTACAACTCTATTCGATGGTATGTATTATGAACTAACATACAATGGAGATAAAAAAGAATTGTATTTCGACGCATATAAAAAATTTGAAAATAAATGTATCAAATTAGAGGAGGTTTAATAATGAAAAACGAAGGAGTCAAGATAAATTTTACAGCAGAAGGAATCCATATAATAACTTCACCAAAAGAAACAGAGTTAAAAGATACTATTTCATTAATGAATAGTACTGATTACAAAGAGAGATTCCAAGCAGAATATTATCAAACTAAAATAAGATATGACAAATTATGCAAAATGTTAATAAAAAACGAAGCAGGAACTTTAGGTTTTAAGCCAACATGCCCAATCGAAGTGTTAGAAGACCAAAAATATAACATGGAACAATACTTAAAATCACTATTGATTAGAGCAGAAATAGAAAAAATCGAATTAAATTAGTTTTCAACAGCTACTAACTATTCTTATAGTTAAAGAGTTGTGAAATAAATTACCTATCTACCAAGAGTAGAAAAGGTTTCTGGTATTGTATAAATACTGGAAGATAAATCTTCTAGTATTGTGCAATTCCTGTATATCGCGGGGTAGTGTAATGGTAGCACAACGGTCTCCTTAGCCGTAAATGGAGTTTCGATTACTCCCTCCGCAACCATTAGATATATTAAATAAGGTAATTACCTGTTTAATGACGAGGGATATTGTAATATCTCTCAAACATATTGGAAAATGGTGTAACTGGTAACACAAGAGGCTTTGAACCTCTAGTTCTTAGTTCGAATCTGAGTTTTCCAGCCACGGTCATTATTGTGTGCATATCACAAACCGAAATATTTATATAAGTTGTAGGTATGCTTATATAAGTATTATGAAAACCTAAAATATGCAAGGCTTTTCTCTTTTGGCTATGCTAGATGAAAATTAAAAAGAGCGTGTATTTACTTTTTTACGTTAAGAAAAAGGCGGTTTCAGTATTTTTCACGAGAGTAAGAATGCAAATCTAGGTTATAGTGTAATACTCCATTCTAGCATAGGAGTTCCTAGTAAATAGTATGCAGTTATATATAAAAAGAATTGCCGATAAGGTCATTTATATAACTAAATGCAAATTGCTAGTTATATAGGTTGGTATTAATATTTGCAAGGGACAAAGTGGCTAATTGTCCAAACCAGTATATAATTGCATAGTATTTACTCTATATTATATAAAGCAGTATGAAGTGATATATAAAAAAAATACTCCAATAATTATGGTTACGGCTAGTTGTAAAGTAATAGCTGGCTAGTCAGGAGAACAAGACTATTACAAACTATATGGTGTCGATGACATTCTTACATATAGACCTTTATATCATTTCATAGTGTTTATTGAATTAAAGTCTTTTGGGGAGGTTTAAATTGCACATAGGTACATACCTTAAATTAGTATTAACTAAGAAGAATATGACACAACAAGCTTTAGTAGACAGACTAAACGAATTAGGATTAACAAACAATAACGAAATTGTTAGAAAACATACCATATCAGACATAGTAAATGGAAGACTTACAATATCTCCATTTATGGCAAGAAGGCTAGAAATAGCTTTAGATATGCCGAAATATAGCATCGTAAATTTAATAGGCTTGCCAAAAACGGAAATAGGAATGAAAAAGTTGGAGGAAATAGAAGGCAAGATTACGAAAAAACCATACAAGAAATAATAAAACTTCTAAAAACAAACAAAAAAATAGATGAATATTCTTACTATACAATGTGTGAGAGCTTGTATCAGTTGTTATTACAATACTTTGATAGTGGAATTAATAGCCCAGATAGAAAAGATATAGAGCTAAATGCTTGTAAATATGCGATTATATTCTTATTACCAGCAACAGAAAGCCAAATAATAAAGAGTAGTTTAAAGTATCAAGCACAATATTATGGGTTGTATGAAAAAACACTTGCATTTGCTGGGAGAAGGTCTTTAGAACATTTTTTTGACTATATGGAAATGAACAATTCAAAGAAGGTCTTGGCTGGAAGAAGAGGCATTTTAAAGCCTTTCTTATTCTATCTAAATAAAATTACATTTTCAGACCAATTAAAGTATATTATAGCTTCTTACCCACCTAGTGCTGGTAAATCAGTTACATTAACATATTGGACAGCTTGGCTATATGGAATAAGCAGAAACTATTCCGTGATAAGAATGTCTTATTCAGATGACTTAGTAGCAGGATTTAGTAGAAACGTAAGAGAGATTATAACAGACAAGCGATTCAGAGATGTATTTCCAGAATATAGACAGTATGGAGATAATCCATTTGCCACAAAAGAGGTATATAACTGGAAGTTAAAAGACAGTACGGTACCAGCCTCACATATAGCCGTGTCAAGAGATGGACAGGTTACAGGTAAAAGAGCCAATAAAGCAATGATATTTGACGATATGACTAAAGGGGCAGAGGAAGCTACAGATAGTACAGTACATCAAGGGTTATATAATAAATGGACAGGGAACTGGATTAATAGACGTGATGGAGATAGCACAAAATTTGTATTTGCAGGGACAATGTGGTCTCCAGAAGATATTTTAAATAGAATTATACAAGATAGAGAAACAATATCAGAGCTAGTACCAAGTGATAAATTCAAATATGTCTGGGAAAGCAGAGATGGTACAACAGTAGTAATAAGAGTACCTTTACTAGATGAAAATGACGAGACAACTTGCAAAGCAGTAATGACAACAGAAGAAGCAAGACAGTTGAGAGATGTAACAGATGAGTTTCAATGGGCTTGTGTATATCAACAGGATCCAATACCAGCAGAAGGACTTGATTTTGCAGATGACTTATTGAATCACTTTGATGATTTGCCAGTAAATGAAGATGGAACACCAGCATATAGCAATTATTCATTAGCAGTATTAGATACAACTAGGCGTGGTAAAGATAATGTTTCAATGCCGATATGTAAAACAGATGGAAGAATCTACTATATGATAGATGTTATCTTTAAGAAAAAAGCAATGACTGAATTATACGAAGAAATTATTGCGAAAATAGAAGAACATCATATTACTTGGCTAGTAATAGAAAACAATACAGACACATCTTTAAAAGTGCTATTAGATAAAATGCTAGAAGATAGAGAGGTATATTATTGTACCATAACAGAAAAGTACAGTACAGTAAAGAAAGAAAAAAGAATAAAGGACAATCAAGGAACTTTAAGAAAACTAATGTACTTTAAACCTAAAACAAAATACAAACCAAACAGTGATTATGGTCGTTTTATGAAAAATTTAACCACATATAGTTTTGACTACCCTAATAAAAATGATGACGCTCCAGATAGTGGGACATTGTTTGTAACAGAAATTATATTAGAGAGGGGGAAACCTAACAAACCTAAAGCGATAAATAGAAGCTTGTTAGGCATTTAATATGAAGTTAAAGAAAGTAAAAATAGGTTATAAAGAATATGAAATAATAAAGAAAAATGAAGTTATAGAATTACCGAGTGAGTGTTATGGCAAAATTAATTATGATAGAGAAGTAATAGAAATATCAACGAAATTTAGCCAAAAACAGCAAAAACAAACTTTATTACATGAAATAATACATGGAATATTTGAAAAACTTGATATGTATGAACTCGAGAAAGATGAAAAAGTAGTAAATCAATTATCAAAAGAGTTATATATGCTTATTATAGATAATCCTCATATATTTACTATGAAAGATATATAGGAGGTATAAGGAATATTTGTAGTAGTTGTAAATACCAATATAAGTGTATGGAATTTAGGTATGATAATATAATTTTAAAGCGTATGAAAAAAATTACTCGAATTAAAAATAGGGATGGAAATCTTGTTATCTATGTGCAAGAATGCGACAAGTATAAAGAAAGAGAATGGAAAACAAGAAATTTTGAAAAAACTCTTGACAAATAGAAAAAAACTAGTAAGGTTAAAAGTAGGAGTACTATTTTTAATAGTGGGAGTAAGATACAAGAAATTAATAGGTGGAGGGATTAAGTATCTAAACTAATTCATCTCCATTTTAGGAATGGGTTGTATTTCGAGAGCAATCCGTTTGCAACCTAATTCTGTTTATGGAGGCGAGAAAAGGGAACCAAAGGTAGAAAATGTTGAAGAAGAAATAATGTCAGAACCAATTAAAAGTACTGAAATAGGAAATACACCAAAAACAGTACAATATTTTGGCAGAAGAAAACTATTATCTTCATATACCAAGGAAGAAATAAATGAAAAAACATTGGCTCAAATTCTACCAGAAGTTTTAAGAGAACATGAAATTAATGCAGGAGAGATAGATTACTTATACAATTACTATAAAGGAAAACAACCAATTTTAGACAAAAAGAAAACAGTTAGACCAGAGATAAATAACATCACATTGGAAAACCATGCTTTTGAGATTGTAGAATTTAAAAAATCTTATGTGTATGGAGAGCCAGTTAAATATGTTCAAAAAGGCGAAAAAGAAGGAGAAACATTAAATCCAGAAATATCTTTACTTAACAGATTTATGGAGAGTGAAGATAAAGCAAGTTTAGACAAAGAACTTGCCGAGTGGCAGTACATTTGTGGTACTGCTTACAGGTGGGTTGAAGCGGATAGAAAAGGTGAAGAAGATAATGCACCATTTGAATTGTCAGTTCCAGACCCAAGAAGAACATTTGTAGTGTATTCAAATGACATAAAAGGCGACCCTTTATTTTCAGGGTATATAAGCTATTTTGTGGACCATATAATGACTGATGATAAAATACCATTAGTGGTTAAATATAGAGTAGTAACAATATATACAGATACAGATAAATATATATTTAAAGAAGATAATGGAGAATACAAAATAATGCCTCAAAGTATTCCAATTAGTGAAGAAATGGTTAACGCATATCCTTTAGAAATAAAAGGACAAAGAATTATAGAATATCCATTAAATAATTCAAGACTTGGATTAATAGAACTTGTAATGTCGGACTTAGAAGCAATAAACAAAATCAAATCTGCAGATTTAGATGGAATAGATCAATTTATTCAAAGTTTATTAGTATTTGTAAATCAAGAAATAGATTTAGCAACATTTAAGAAATTAGTTGCAAATGGAGCCATACAAGTTGCTTCATCTGACCCAGGAAAACCAGCAGATGTAAAATTATTAACAAATCAGTTAACACATACAGAAACAAAAGTAGTATCAGATGATAGATACGAAAGCTTATTGTCAATTGTAGGTATTCCAAGGCTTAATCACAAAGCAAGTGGAGGGGATACAGGACAAGCTAGACTTTTAGGAGAAGGCTGGACAATGGCAGATGAAAGAGCAAAACAAGATGAACTTTCATTTAAAAAGTCAGAGAGAAAGTTTTTAAAATTAATCTTAAATATTTGCAAGTACAAGACTAAAGATAAAGATGAGCAAATTAAAACATTAAGATTATGTGATATAGATATTAAATTTACAAGAAATAAATCAGACAACTTGTTGGTCAAAACACAAGGATTAATGAATATGATGTCAGCACAAGTTCCACCAGAAGTAGCATTTGTAACGTGTGACTTATTTTCAGATCCTAATGATGTTTACCAAAAAGGGAAAGATTATTTTGGCGAAGACTTTTGGAAAAAAGATTCCAAGTCAACAGAAACCTTAGTTAGTGGGGGTATCACTAACCACACCAATACAAGCACTCACTTGGTAAAAAATGAGGTAGGTGGAGAGAAAGGAAAAGAAGATGGAGAAAGAGGAATTAGTTAAGCTATTATCTAATACTGAACTAGATGATAATGCTAAAGTAGAAGCTATTCAAAAAATGGTTGATACTTCGTACGTACCAGCAACTGTGGTTGCAAATGAAAGAAGAGCTAATAAGGAAGCAATTGCTAATAAAGAAAAAGCTTTTGCTGATTTAACAGCAGAATATGACGAATTTAAAAAGTCAAAAATGACAGAAGAAGAAAAGAAAACATTAGAAGCTAAAGAAAAGGAAAAAGCATATAATGAAGCACTAAAAAAATTAAGTACAGCAACAGCAAAAACAGTATTTGCTAGTGCTGGATTAAAAGAAGAAGATTATTCAGACTTTATTGAGGACATAGTTGGAACAGATGAAGAAAAAACAAGGACTTTAGCTGAAAAGATATGTCAAACAATAACCAAACAAAAAAGTGATATAGAAACAAAAATGAAAGATAGCATTATAAATGGAACTACACCACCACCAGCAGGAAATGCTAGTTTTAGTGCAAAAAGTAAAAAGGACCAATATATACAATTATTGGAAGAAGCTACAAAGAAAAATGATATAAACAACATGGTTTATTATCAAAGACTTGTAGAAGAAGAAATAAAAAAAGAAAATTAAAAAAGGAGAGATTTAAAGGGCAGACAATTTCGCAATGAGTTTTGCAACACCTAACTATTCAGGTGCATTATTTAACAAAGGGAATGAAAGAACACCATTCTTATCAATGATAGCTGGAAAAACAGCTTATTCAAATTCAGTTGAGTTCGTATTAGGACAAGACTACACATCAGAAGAAGGAGATATACCAAATATAAGTGAAAAAGGTTCTTTAACAGCACCAGACGCTACATCAATTACAAGAAGTCAAAATACAAACGTAACACAAATATTCCAAGAATCAATAGGAATATCTTATGCAAAAATGTCTAATATGGGTACTTTATCAGGAGCAAACATAGCAGGACAACAAGCAAATCCAAAAACTGAATTAGACTTCCAAACAGCAAATAAATTAAAGAAAATTGCAAGAAGTCTTGAAAAAACTTGTATTCAAGGAACATACAATAAAGCTAATGCAGATGATAAAGTAAACAAAACAAGAGGTATGGTTGCAGCCATTACAACCAACGTAGTAGCTGCTGCAGGAAAACCACTAGACATTTGGCTAGTAAATGATTTAATGCAAAAAATTTACAATAGTAACGGAGATATAACAAGATTAACTTTAATGGTTGATGGAGTATCTCTAAATCAAGTAAATGCAAGTGCTGTAGAAAATGGATTAACAGTAGCACCAGCTACAAGGAATGAAAACGGAATCCAAATTACAAAATTAATTATGCCTCTAGGAGAAGTAGACTTAATGTTAGGTCAATTCTTACCAGCAGGAACAGCATTACTTGTAAACTTTGATGTAATAAGACCTATTGAACAACCAGTACCAGGTAAAGGTAACTTCTTTAGAGAATTACTTGCTAAAACAGGTGCAGGAGAGAAATATCAAATCTTTGGACAATTCGGTTTAGATTATGCTAACGAATTATATCATGGAAAAATTACTGGATTAGCAACAACATTCACAAAACCACAAGGTAGAAAAGTTGTTTTAGTTAATAATGGAAGTATAAGTGCGTAAGAGGTAAAATATGAAGAGAGTAGTGTTATGTCAGCATTTTTTAAATAAAATAGGTGGAATTGAAACGTTTATTATAAACTTTTGTAAAACATTTTATAAAGAATATGATATAACGCTACTTTGCCGAAATATAGATATTGATAATGCTTTAAAATTAAGTCAGTATGCAGATGTTGTATGCGAACCTACAGATATAGAATGTGATACATTAATAATTACAAGTGTTTTAATAGATAATCAAATGATAGAAAAAGTAAAATATAAAAAAATATATCAAATGGTTCATTCAGACTGGTCTCAAATGAAAAGATTTTGGGACTGGGGAATAAAAAAATATTCTCCAGATACACAATTTATAGCTGTAAGTGAAAGTGCAAGAGATTCACTAAAAAAAGAATATGGTTATGACAGTATAATAATTCCTAATATTCTTATAAAACCTTATGTAAATTCTCAAAAAACTTTGAAGCTATTAAGCTTATGTAGACTTACAAAAGAAAAAGGTTTTGAAAGAATGAAAATACTATGTGATTTATTAGAAGAATTGCATATTCCATATATATGGAATGTATATGGCACAAACGTTTATAATGAACAATCATACAAGAATATGATTATTCAAAAATCAATAACAAAAAATATTGGAGAAGTCATTAAAAATCATGACTATGTTGTTCAATTAAGCGATACAGAAAGCTTTTGTTACACAATGTATGAAAGTTTATTGTTAGGAGTTCCAGTATTAGTAACACCTTTTCCTAATGCAAAGCAAGAAATAAAAGATGGAGAAAATGGTTATATACTTCCATTTGATATGAATATTAGTAAAGATAAAATAAAGCAAATTTATAAAAATATACCCAAAAACGTTAAATATAAACAAGAAGGTGTAAAAGAACAATGGCAAGAGTTATTGAAGTAGAAGTTATAAATCCATATTTTGATATAAAACTTAATAAAGATATGAATGTAGGAGATAGAATCAAAATATCTTCTGACAGATTAAGAGAATTAGAAGAAGCGGGTAAGAAAAATAAGATTCAATTGGTAAAGGTTGTGAAAATAGTAAAAAAGGAGGACTAAACTAGGATTTCAGAAGAAGAACAAATAAAAGAAATGCGTTTAGAGATACTTGAAGATGTAAACAATAATGAAAAAGATGAAATATTCAAGCTAAAATTAAAAAGAGCGAAACAAAGATATTTAAATTTAGTTTACCCTTTTGATAAAGAAATAACAGACTTACCAAATGATAGAGCCAGAGAATGGCAAACAAAATGTGCCATAGAGTTATATAAATTAGCAGGAGATGAAAACTTAACTAGTTGGTCAGAAAATGGAGTTTCTGAAAGCTATGCAAGAGCTGGACTTTCACAAGACTTATTAAATGAATTACCTCCAGCAAAGGCAGGTGTTCCTAGTTGAGCAGAAGAGATTGTCAAAAAAAGGATTTATATGTTGCAAAACTATTAAAAGAGACATTTGATGATTATGGGAACAATATTAATAAATATGATGAACCTAAATATTATGGGAAATTTAATATACAGCCATTAAGTGGAGAAAGTGATGTTGCAGAATATGGAAGTAAAATTTCTAAAATGCAAAGAGTAATTGTTGATTATGACAAATATTTAGGAGAATTTAAAGAGGGCGATGTTGCATATTTGGACAGAACAACACCTACTAATGAGAGCGTTTATGGGGACAAGGCTAATTACAGAATAAGCTCCGTAAGAGAGCAAAATAGAAAAATAGCAATATATTTTGAAAAAATAGAGTGATATAAAGGGGCAAACAAGTTAATGAAGTAAAATTATCTTTATCGGATTTAGATAAAATGATACAAAGATATGAAACTAAAAAAAAGAATATGCCAAAAGTAGCTTTAAGAATTGTAGATAGGCTAGCAGATATAATGATGGAAGATGTTTACCCAGATACAGAAAAAATACCAGCAACAATAAAGGGCAAGGTAGCAGTAGCAGGAATTAGAAACAATGAAGAAAAATGGACATACCATGAATATGGGACAGGCATAATAGGTTCTCAAATACCCCATACAGCAGAAGCATTAGCAAAAGCAGGGTGGAAATATGATGTAAATGGACATGGAGAAAAAGGTTGGTGGTACCCAACTACTGAAAATGACCCTAATCCATATAAATGGACAGATGAGAGTGGAACATTAAGAGCTTGGACAAAAGGTTTGCCAGCAGAAAGAGCTTTCTATGAAGCATTAGAAAGGGCAAGAGAAATGTTCCCAGAGATAGCTGAAGAAGAATTATTGAAAGAAGCAAGGAGTTGATTTAAAGGGCTAGACCAGATGTATACGATGAAATGTATCAATATGCAAAAGAATACATACAAGATAAATCCCAGTATGCCCCAACAGTTCTAAAATCAGCACCTCAAGAAATAAACAAATTTCCGTTAGTAGTAATACCAGAATGTAAATTAATAATTAAAGACGAAACATTAGCACATAAAGAAAAAGAATATCGTTTGATATTCGATATAGAAGTTTATTCGACAGATAAAACTGTTGGAAATAAAAAGGTTGCAAGGCAAAGCATTATAGCTGAGCTAGAAAAATTAATATATGATGTTTTCGAGGGGCACTATCTAATGAAAGTGGCAGAACCTAAACCAACACCAAATATTGACAGAAACGTAGACAGGCTATATATGAGAGTAGAGGCAACAATTAATGAAAAGAAAATTATTTTTAGGAGGTAATTTAAAGGGCAAATGAAAATGTAAAAGCAATAGCAGACATTGGAACAATGTTATATGGAAAAAAGAAAGGTGAAAACTCATTTACAGAGTTAATAGAAATTAAAGATGTACCAGATACTGGTTCAGATCCAGAACAAATTGAAGTAACAACATTAAAAGACAAAAACAAAAGTTATATAGGTGGTAGAGGAGACAACCCAGCACAAAGCTTCTTATATAACTATACAGAGGAAAATTTCCATACTAAGGTAATGCCTTATTGCAATGGAGAAACACACGACTTCTTAGTAAAATTCCCAGATGGAACGGGATATACAATAAGAGGAAATGCGAGAACAAGAATAAATGCAGTATCACAAAATGCACCAATAGAAGCAACATTAACAATAACACCAGAAGCAATAGATTATAAAACATCAGCACAAGTTACAGCATTGTTACCAACAGTAAGTGCATAATTAAAAGGTTTAAATGGAGGTAAATTAGTATGAGTAAATTTATGAAATTAGTAGTTAAAGAAAAAGAATATTTAATAGGTTTTTCTAACAGAGCTTCTGTTTTAAAAGCAGAAAGAGAAGGCTTTATCAAAGCATTAAATTCAATGGATGAAGCACCTGTAGAAGGAACTGCAAAATTATTACATTTTGGTATGTTGGAAAAACAACCTAAAAACACAGTAGAAGAATGTAATCAAATATTAAATGATTATGTATCAGAAAATTCAAACGAAGAAGAAGGCGTAGATATCGGGCAAATATCAAGTTTTATAATGGAACAATATACGGCTTTTTCAGGAGCCCCAGCTGGAAAGAAAAAAATCAAGAAGATAGAAATAGTCGAGATTTAGAAACAGATGGGGATAAGGTGGCAACACTTAAAGAACTGTTTTATAAATATTTAATACCATTAGCAATACAAGTTCGGTATGCCCTTGCAAGAATTTTGGAACGATGAACCAGACTTGCTTTGGACATACCGAAATTTATATATGAGAAAAACAGAAGAAGAAGCAAAATTACAAAAAGAAATTATGAATACAAAAGCTTGGTTACAAGGGTATTATGTTTATATTGCTGTGTGTTCTGCTTTTAGCAAAAATACCCAATATCCAGATAAACCAATAGAACTTGAAGAAAAGACAAAATTAGAAAAAAACAAAGAAGTTGAAAACAAAATAAAACAACAACTTTTAAATGCAAAGTTATTATTAGAGCAAAGGAGAGAAAAAAAGGGCTGATTATAATGCAGATACAATGGAAGAGAAAATACTATTAAATTTCCAAGGAGTAATAGCAGGTATTGACAAAATCAAAAGTTCTGTTAAAGATTTAAAAAGTCAATTAGATAAAATCGGCAAGGATACAGGTATTCCAAAATTAAACAGCCAAATAAAAAAATCTTCTTTTAGCAACACAGTCAAAGGTATTGCAGGATTAGGTACGGCAGTTGTAACTGGTAGAAAGATGATAAAAGTTTTACAGGGTATGACAGATGAAAGCGTAGACTTTGTAGAAACTTCAAATTTATTTAGTGTATCTATGGGTAAAGGACTAAAAGGCTTAAATAGATATTATGAAAAGGCAGTAAGATTTCAAAATGAACTAGAAGAAAAACTAGGTACAAATATTGCAGAAAGTATGAACTACCAAGCTTTATTTAATTCAATGTCAAAATCAATGGGTATAAGTGCAAAATATTCATATATGTTGTCAGAAAACTTTACTAAATTAGGGTATGACTTATCATCTTTATATAACATAGCCCCAGAAAATGCAATGCAAAAATTAAGAGCAGGTTTAGCAGGTCAAACAAAGCCTTTAAGAGACTTAGGCCTTGATATTACACAACAATCATTACAGCCTGTTGTAGATGAATTAGGGTTAGAACGTAGTGTAAAAAATATGTCACAAGCTGAAAAAATGATACTACGTTATATTGCTGTATTAAAACAAGCAAAAATAGCTCAAGGTGATTTTGCAAATACCATGGATAGTCCAGCAAACCAATTAAGAATATTTAATGCCCAAATAGTTGCATTTAAAAGAAATATGGGGAATTTATGGCAAGGGCTTTTAGGAGGAGTATTACCATACATTAATGGAATTATGATGGTAATAAATGAGCTTCTAAAGATGGTTGCTAAATTGTTTGGTTTTAAAGTTTCGGACCAAACAGTAAACCTAAGTGCAAATATAGGAGCAGATGATTTAGCAGATGACCTTGGAACTGCCAGTGGAAAAGCAAAAGAATTAAAAAATCAATTAATGGGATTTGATGAAATTAATAATATATCATTACCAAGTAACTCTAGTAGTGGTTCTGGAGGGGTAAGCGGTGGCATAGACCAACGACTGTTAGATGCAATGCAAGAATATGATAATTTAATGGATAAAGTAAAAGGTAAAGCTACAGATATTAGAGATAAAATAATGGAGTGGTTAGGATTTACTAAGAAAATAAACCCATTAACAAACGAAATAACTTGGGAATATGAAGGAATGAGCAAACAGGCAAAGACTATTTTAGGAGTTTTAAAAACAATAGGGACATTATATCTTGGAACAAAGATATTAAAATTTATTGGCAATATAAAGACCTTAAAAGGAGTACTGAAAGGTACAATTTTACCAACTACAAGTTTTCAAAATGGATTACTTGGAATAAAGAATATGTTATTTAAAACGACACCACGGTGTAGGTAAACACGCAAAAGAAGTTACTAAATTAAATACATCATTTGTAAAAGTTGTTGGTGGCACGGCTGGTTTAATTAAGTCTTGTGATTCAACTTACAATGCTATGAAAGATTTATCAAATGGAACTATCAGTACCAATGAAGCAATGCTTAAACTTTCTGGAGGAATTGCAGGAGCAATAAGTAGTGGAGCGTTAATAGGTTCAACATTTGGACCAGTAGGAACAGTAGTAGGTGCAATAGTTGGAGGTACGTCTGCTATTGTAACTGCACTTATGGGCTATGAATCAGAAGCAGAAAAATCGATAAAAAAAACAGAAACATTTAGAGACTCTATTCAAAAAAGTTATGATTCTATGAAAGAAAGCGACAAGATTATAGATGAAAAAGCAACTGAAATGAATACGGAAGTTGCAAACATAGAAAGATTAAAAGAAAAATTATCAGAACTAGTTGATGAAAATGGAAGAGTAAAAAAAGGATATGAAGAAAGAGCTTCTTTTATCTTAGGGGAGCTAAATGAGGCTTTAGGAACAGAATTTAAGATTGAAGATTTAATAAAGGGAAAATATCAAGAAGTAATTGGAGAAATAGATAAATTAATTCAGAAGAAAAAGACAAATATAATAATGACTGCATTTGAAGACCAATATACAGAAGCCATGAAACAGCAAGCAGAAGCGGTAGAAAGAGTAGGAGAAACTCTTGAAAATTTAAAAAATGCTAAGGATCAAGTATCTAATAGTAAATATGCTGATGAAATAAAAGAATTATATAGCGAATGGGAAAAATTAGATGATACTCAAAAAGAAGCTATAGGTAGTTTTGAAAATTATGCAAAAACAATAAAAGACAAAGCATATTGGTTGGATATAAAAGAGCCTTTTACTAAAAATACAGCTAAGATAATTGAAAATTTATCAAAACAAGACACAGCCTACAGACAAAATGAATCAGTAGTTAACCAGAATACAAGAAAAATAATCAATTATAATAAAGCAATAATGTTATCAGAAGAGGGCAAAACAGATGAGTTAATGCTACTTTTTGATGAACAAAAATATGGGGTTCAAAAAACAAATGGAGAAATAGAAATATCATATAAAAATACCATTGGTGGGATTCAAGAACAAATAAACCGATATAAAGAATATTTAAATGATAAGGATGAAACAACGAGAAAATCTGCTGAACAAGAAATAAAAACGCAAGAAAAACTTTTAGCAGAAGTTAGGGACAAATTGCATCAACAAGCATTGGCAGTTGAAGAAGTTACACCTATAATGGCGGAAGACTGGAGAAAATTAGCTGATACAAGTTTAGAAGAATATAAAAAAGGACTTAGCGGGTTAACTCCAGAAATGCAAAAAAAGATACAAGAGGCAACAGGAATCATTGTTCAAGAGACAAACAATGCAGTACCTAAGGTAGAAAAGGCATCTACAAGTATATCTAACGCTATAACTAAAAATTTGGATGGAACATTTTCAATTAAGTTTGGATTGAATCCAGACTATTCTGGATTGAAAGAAAAGTTAACAAAAGCAAAAAAATTAATGGATAATATGAGTTCAAATCCTATTCTAGGCTCAACATTTAAAAAATACTCATCTAGTATGCAGTCTCTTATCAACGAATTAAATGTAAATGGTTATGAAAGTGGAGGATTTCCAGTAAGTGGAGAAATGTTTTTAGCAAGGGAAAATGGATTGCCAGAAATGGTAGGAAAGATAGGAAATAAAACATCTGTTGCTAATAACGGACAAATTATTGAGGGAATAAAAGCAGGTGTATATGAAGCTGTAATGACTGCAAATGCACAAAATGGCGGAACAAAAGTCCATCTAGATGTAAGAACAGATGAAGGAATAATTGTAAAAAAGGCTACTCAGGGAATTAGAGATTTTGTAGAACAAACAGGAGAATTACCTTTCCCAGTGCCAGTATAAAGGAGTGAAATAGAGGAGTAAGCGATATATATCAGACTTTGTAAGTAAAACTTATGTATCAGGTGATTTAGTTTCAATAGAAGGATACAAACCAGATTTTATAGCAGGTTACGAAATAGAAGAATACGATTTAAGCTTAGAAGCAGGTAGAAATGCAAAAGGTACTATGAGATTAAATTACATTGGAACAAAATATAAAATTATATTAAAGACTACTCCACTATTCCAGTCACAACTAACAGAATTTTATTTGCACATACCAAGAAGGGCAATAAGTGTCACATTCTTTAATCCATATACAGGAGAGAATAAAACAATAAGTGCTTATAGAGGGGATAGAAAAGTATCAATGCTATTTGATATAGATTGTATAGGAAAGTTGTATGATGCAGTAAGTCAGTCATTAATAGAATTGTAGGTGTAAAAAAGGTCAGTAAGTGAAGAATTTAAAAACAAATGTAAATATGATTGTTCAGACGGGATGTTAGGTAAATTTACCATAATAGAAGATAAAGAAGAAGTGACAGAAAGTGACAACTTACAAGAAATTGAATTAGACTCAAATTGTTATGTAAATAATAAATTTATAGGTACAACTGTAGCAAAAAAAGCAACTATAAAAATATTAAATGAAAATGAATATGAGCTAGAGAACAAAAACATAGAAGTTAAATTGGGTATAGAACATTATAATCCTGCTCAAACATATATAGGCAAAAATATTGAAATAAAAAACGCTAAATCAATAAAACCCCAAATTAAAATCAATGGTTCTTCTACTCAAACAACAAGAATTGGAAAAAATTTGTTTAATGGAACATTAA